TGAAATTTCTCGGACTTGATGTGTTCGATGCAAACAGACCGGCAAGGCTGCATATCACAGCTCGTGATTGCCTTACCGGTCAGCGCGACCCGGCTGGGTGCGCCGCAGCAAAGGCGGCGTGCCGTATTCCGGGCGTGCTTGAAGCGCGCATCTACCGGTCGCGATCTTACTTGCTGCACCGCCGCCGGGATGGCACGAAGTACTGGGAGCGGTTCCAAACACCGGGAGCGCTTCGCAGCGAAATGATCGCCATTGACCGTGGCGGTCGGTTTGAGCCTGATGATTACGAGCTTAAGTGCGTGAGCAAGCGCGACCGTATCGGTGCCGACTACAGCCGAGACCAGCGCAAGCGGCACGATCAAGGAAAAGGCAAGAAGCCCTATCGTGAGCACAAGATCGTCAAGAATATCCGTCCGGTTGGCCCTCAAGGGCGCAATAGGACGGACGTGTGAAGCCCAGTAGCGGGATAACTTCACCAGCAACCGCAGCGCCAACGGGCTCGTGTGAAAGGCACTACAAGGCGTGGTTCTGAGGCTGTGTGGGCCTGCTACATGGGCGGTGCATTTTACCCACGCTGGCTAAACCAGTGAAACTACGCAAGGCGCTATAAAAAAGGGGCCGCACACTCTCGCTAAAGTGCGGCCCCAAGTTCAAGAGTCAAGGAGAAGCAAGCAAGTGTCGCATATAAGACTATGCGTCGGGTTCTTTCAAGTCACCCTCGTTTTCTTCGATCCCCTTGTCCGCGACATTTTCCCACCAGCATCGGTCTCCGGTATCATCGTCGCTAGTCGGCTCCGGCATAGGCTCCGGCACCGCCGCGATGCCCATCTGCACCGGTTGCCGAATCTGCCATAGTCCTTGAGCATCATAGAGCTTTGGATCGTCACTGACGCTAACATGAACGTGTGCCGTGTGCGGATTCTTCTGCGTGTAGCGCTGCCAAACCCAAGAGCCTCGATGAAATATGCGATGGTTAGAGATCACATATTTAATCCGGGCATCTTTAGTGATTCGTAAGTGCTCCGCAAAGCGGTAGCTGTCGAATCCGCTGTTAGGGTCATGAGTCAGGTCAATTGCCTGGACTACACCCGCCCGGTTAGGATTGTGGTCGGATTTGCGCTTGCGATGAGCGGCGTCGCCTATGGCCCCATCACTGCGCTTGCTGCGATTGGGATAAGCGTTGTCGATCTGCATCCGTAGCACTTTAAGGCTGTGCGCAACTCGCCAATTGACCATGTGGAGTTCTCCATGCCATTAGGATCTAATGTCGGCGCTAATATCAGAGAATTGTATCATCACGGTTCTCGCCCACGTAGTCGCCGTCAAATAATTGCGATTGCGATGTCTGCGGCTAGAAAGAAGCGTCGCGGGCGTCGCTCGCGTCGGTGAAATGGTAAGCGGCAGTCAGTTCCGCTTGCGGCACAAACCACGCTTCCGGCCGGTCGCCATGGTCGGCTAGCCATTCTTCTTTCATGGCAAACTTGCCGATAATATAACCATGCACGGTGTAGTCCGGCGCGCTCCCTGTCACTAAAAAGTAAAAATGTTCCGGGTTATCATTTTTGCGGACTATCAATTCATAATGGTCCTTCGACCGAGTTCTGACTTGGATGTTGTTGCCGATATCGGCACCGTGAAAGTTATTGACGCGAGGCTCCCAATACATATTGAGCGTCTTGGCGACACAAATTTCGCCGCATACGCCCTCAATGTCCCTATCCCATCCTAATGCGTCCATATCCAACCCGGCAGCGGGTTGCATTTTGTGCCGCAGTGACGATACGCGGCGCATCATCCCTACGGTCGAGGCCACAATCAATTCGTGATTGGTGAGACGGATTTTCATCGTCGCCGCCCCATAATCTTCTCGGCCGAAATCCGTGTTACCATTGCGAGCTTGCGCGCCTGTTTCGGTGTTGGGCGATTCTCGTTGTTTTTCCAGCCATAAAATGTCTGGCGCGATACGCCGATACGAGCCGCCTTGGCTTTGACGCTCTCGCCCTTAACCTTGGCGAGAATCTGATCCATCGGTAGCAATAGGCGGTTGCGCAACTCAATGGCGAGTTCCTTATCGCTACCGCGTGTGACTAGAATGAGAGCTTCCGCTAGTTCTAGTGGTGCGCGAGCTTGTCCGTTTTCCATTTGACACCTGTATGTAAGGTCTTATATATACCTCGAACGAAAGGAGAACGCAATGTCTAGAATAGAAGAACTCGGTAACCTTCTAGTCGAGCACATGGAAGCCGATACTGAGACGGTAAATCTCATGACGGACTATGTCCGCAAGGTAAACGACTTTCTAGAGGGTCTTAACCGCCGGATCACGGCAATAGAGGAGGAGCTTTTTGCCTTCAGAGAACGAGACAATGACCCTCGCAGAGTTCCGCGAGGCTCAAAAAAGACTTGAGGAAATCGTACTGAGAATGTGGGGTTGTCGAGAACAAGCCTACGCTAACGACCCGGCCCTACAAGCTGAGTACCAAAAGGACCACAACGAGTTTATAGAGGAGCTTTCCATCGGTGGCGAAAAATACGACCCCAACGCCGGAGACGCCGACTAAGGTAGACGTTCCGGCAATCGCGAGCATGTTGACCTTCATCGAGAGGGCGGCGCGCGATCCATCCTTCGACATTAACAAGTTCAGCGTCTTGCTGGATCGGCAGGAGAGCTTGCTGCGGCAGCATCAAGCTCAAATGTACGATGCCGCCTACACTGAAATGCAGGAGGAGCTAACCGACATAAAGCGGTCAGGACGCAACCCGACATTCCAGAATCCTTACGCCAAACTTGAGGATCTGGATGCCGCTGCCCGTCCTATCTGGAGTAAGTACGGGTTCTCCGTTCGCTATGGAACAAAACCATGCAGCCGGGAAGGCTGGATGACCGAGACAATCGTTATCGCCCATCGAGGGGGACACCGCGAATTTATTGAACTGTCCGCACCGATTGATTTCCAAAACAGCGGGTATCGCAGTCGTACCCCCGTACAAGCGGTCGGCAGCACCATTACCTATCTGCGGCGCTACTTGCTGCAAATGGGGCTCAATCTTGTTCCCCACGATGACCCAGATGACGATGACGGGGAGGGTCAACGCCCCCAGCGTAACGGACCAGTAAGCCATCAACGGGAGGGCTCTCATGAGAACTTCACCGCCTCGCCTTCTGACGAAGAGGCAAGTTTCAAGGCAATTGCGATTGAAACGGCAAAGGGCGGCCATAATGCGCTTTCCGAACTCTGGCGGAACTCGTCCAAGCGTAACAGGCAGCGCATATTGGATTGGAAAGACGAATTGGCTAGCCATTATCCGGCGACTGATGAGGCGTATCTCAGCCCGGAGGAGCTAGCCAAGCAGGTCAATAAAGGAGGTGATGCAGCTTGACGGTAGACGGTCCTAGAACCTTACCGTTGTAGCAATTCCGGCAGGGATCATTGGCGACAAGGTGACAGTCTAGGTGGTTTGGTCGCCGCACGGATGTCCCATGTAACCACCCTGCCGGAACCCCTACGAATCACTTTACTTCCGGGCTGCCAGCCACACAAGCGGTATGACTACCGCACCGCAGTAAACGGCTACCGGTAGATACTGGTACATGTCCTTGGTGCCGAGAACATAAGAGGTCAGGAATATAGCCCCCGCCACGCCCACTAGGAGGGTCAGGCGCACGGCTAAAACCTGCGCCAGTACATTAACAGCCCCCATAACGCCAGCGCGCCACGCGGCCCTCGTAATGAACTCATGGGTCGGATAATTCGCTGTCGGTGTCCCCGGCGTCAGCGCGTTGGGATTCGACAACGTGGAGGTCGGGGTGATCGGCCCAGATTGCCCGTTTAATGGCGGCTGCGTCGGGGTCTCCGGTGTCCTTCTCTCCCCGACGAGCTGCATTCTTGAAGGCGGCTTCGTACCCCCGGGCGGCTGATCCTGCATCGGCATGGGAAATCTCCTTGCGTAGAGCGACCAGCGAGCCGAGTAGCTGTCGTGCGGCCAAGAGTGCGCCGCAATAGTCTTTCAACTCAATGTCCATGTACGCATTATCGAGCCGATTGAACAGCTTATGGCAATGGCTCTCAAAGCTCTGGATAAGGGTGTCAACGCTCGCCATTGGCTAACCATTGCTGCGCTAGATCATTGGCCTTCGGCACAAAGCCCGGATAATTCGAGGTTGTCGTTGCCGGTACATTGGACTGCATAGCTTGCCGCACAAGCCATTGGAGCCCAGAGCCAAGCCTGCCCAAGAGCATATTGAGCCGGTCTCGGTCCAAGTTCCGGTCCCCATAAGGATACCGCACATGCTGGGGAGGGGCTTCCTTCGCATCCGGTGGCTGCGCCATGTCTACTGAGTGATGAAAATGGGCCTTCTCTAACTCCTCGCCCGGAGATTGGATGGAACTTGGCCCCTCGCCGCCGCGACCGGCCTTCTGCGCCACCGATGGCGGCCCGCCACCAATCCCGCCGACAGATTCCGTCATGCCTTGGATAGCCTCATGAAGCTCACTGTTTTCCCTGTCCATCTCTCCACTGGCTCCCGGCACATGTTCCGCCGGAAACCCGAGATACGGACTCCACCAATCGGTGATAGTGCCTTCTTCAGCTTGAGCCATCTTCTTATTGCTCTATTCGATCTGGTCCCGAAGCGCTGCTGCTGTCATAGAGTTGCTTTAACTCTTGGAGCATTTGCTGCATTTCCGGGCGCTCCGCAATCTGCCCTGCAAAAGCACCCATTCCGGCTGGGCCAAAATGACCCAAAAGCCTAGCCAGTAATGCCGCTCCTTCATATCCAGCAAGGTAACCGACATGATGGCTTAGTCCCAAATCGCGCAAAACTTCGTTCACCAAAACACCGCTTATAATCGGGTGTCTGCCGATAATCTCTGTTACCCCCGGCAACAGTGTCCCGCCAAGAACGCCGCCGACTGTAGCTGCGCCCCGACTTCCCGGACGTGATTGCAGATAGCCAGCAAGGCCGCCGAGTGTAGCGTTTTCAACAACGCCACCGCCAGGAATCAAGGACAAGACAGCCCCCGGCGCTCCTTCCCCTACATTTTCTGCCCAATCGTCACTTCGATAATTAACGAAATCCTTCTCGCGCTTTATTGCCCCGGCAACTCCCGGAATTGCTTTTATACCGCGTTTTATCAGGTCATTCGGAGTATCTTTACCGCCGGATAGCAAAGCTTCAGCGGCATTGACGCCAATGCGCCCGCTGGCGCGAGCGGCACCACCATAGACCCGCCAATACCAAGGTAAGTTAGGATCGTCATAAGCCGTTTGTCCCGCTGGAGGATCTTGCGCTGTTTTTGTCGTTCCGGGTGGGGTATCAAATTCCTTAATTAGATTAGGGTCAGTTATCTCACGCGGGCCGCTCGATTTTGTCGGAGTGTCCGCCTGCTTGGCATTAAACTCGTTAATCAAATTTGGATCAGTTATCTCTTTGGGCATTACTCTAGGCTCATTAGCTTGCCGGTTTTCGGATCTTTATAAGCCCACTGACCATTCGATAATCGGCGCACGCTTGTCGGCTCAACGCCGGAAGGTAGCTCCCTGACGATGCCTTTAAATTCAATCGGAACCTTGCCTTTGTAGGTCGTTATATTGCTGGGACCATCTAATGCCGACACGGTTTGAAATCCATCGTGCGTTTCCGGCGAATAAAATGGCGAGTTAACTTGCTTGTTGCCGGTGATCGCCTGAAACGCATCGTTATATCCCTCAAGCCTGCCATCAAGTGAGTTAGATTCTGTTGCCAGCGACGAACGCAATTCAGATGGGGTCGCGTAGGATTTCAAACCCGCGAGAATATCTCGGTATGCTGTAGTACCAGCATTAGGGAAGAACATCTTAGCCGCCTCTTGCGAGAATACCCGTAACGATTGAGCCAACGGCCAATAAGGCGAATCTAGACCGATAGCATTCTGCGACACTTGCTCTATAAAGTTTGCAGGCAGGCTCTTGTTGCCAAACCGCTTCTCTACAGCGTCAATCTGTTTAAGAGTTCTCGCCAAGGTCGGTATTACCGATTTGGCATAGATCATCGTTAGCGATTCTTGTGACTTGCCATCACGGAACGGCTTCAGCGATTCAAATTTTGTCGGGTCATAATTTGGGTTTAGTCGCTGAGCAAACGTCTCCAGCATTCCCTTAACCGCCGACAGTCTGCCGCCCCAGCCTTCGGTAGGCGAGCCATCAAGAAACTCGGCCATGCGTATTGCTTTCTCGGCAAATCCAGCATCGGTCGCGCGTAGGGCGTCAGCTAGCTTTACGCCCTTGAGGTTTTTATCCTCCATAAGTGCTGTGAGCTTGTTATTTATGCGACCGACAGTGGCCTCAACATTGGCGCGATCTTGTTTGTTCTGGATCGAGCCATAGTCCGGTGTTTGCCCCTCAACTATAGAACGGGCATGAGCTTCAGAAGCTCGTCCGCCAGCGACCAAGCTGCGGTCGGTGTTGAAGATCCCCGTTGTATTGGGGAACATATTGCCCAATGTATTCGGTGCCGGAGCACCGGGCGAGCTGTCGGTGCTCTGAGCCGGAGCTTGCGCTGGCGATGCTTGCGTCGCATCGGCAGTTGGGTGCGGTGACGGCGAAGGCTGTGTCCCGCTCGACACCGTGGGCGTTGCGGCAGGTTGTGCTGTTGCCGGTGCGGCAGTTGTCGCTGGCGCTCCAGAGATTTGCGACGGGGTTGATGCCGCTGTCTGCGTTGGTGGCGGGGTTGTTGTATCCGGTCCTTGTCCGGTCGTTTGCTGTTGCGTTTGCGCTGGTGCCGCTGCGGGCGGGGTCGTGTCCTCACCGGTATCGCCAGCATCCATACTAGGCGCATCTTCCTTGCCACGCTGCGCTAGCGCCTTGTTGGCCGTCAACCAAGTAGTGTCACGATCCTTAAGCAGCGCTTCTACGGCAGTATACGGGTTAGACGAGTTATATAGTACGTTGCGCAGCACAACATCATCAGGATGTGCCGCTAGATAATCATTCCAACGATCCCGAAATTTTTGGGGATCTTGCGCGTTTTTTCCAATAGCACCCGCCTCTGAGAGAATATCATGCTGTTGCTGCATTTCCTCCGCTTGGACTTGTAGGAACTTCTTACTGTGGATTTCGGCTTGCGCTAGCTGATAGCGCGCATCATCCATCCGATTAGCGCGTTTGGCCTTATAATATGCGGCCCAGTAATACAGCATGCTAGTGGCATTCTGCATTCCGGCACCGGACCATGGCGTGCGGCCCATATTGCCCATGATCTGGCCAAACATACTCGGTCTCGGCATGTACGGGCTTGGATCAACTCCGGGGTATTCGTTCGCGCGATCCAAGTGCAAGTCAGGGCGACCCCATTGCGAGGAATCTCTATTCATCGCCTGCAAATAGCTATTGTTGTTAGATGGCGGCAAGCCATACCCGCCGGGTCCAACAAGCGGCTGCACTGTAGGCTGATCGTTGATATAGGATGCGTCGGTCATTGCATTGCGTATTGGTTATTGCCGGTGATTTGCGCGTACCATCCGGGGAAACGTCGTGCTAAACCGCGTTCGCCCCAGCCGGGAGACGAGAAATATTCTCCACCATAAGATGAGCGCCTTTGAAATTTTCCTGTTTGCAATTCGTTAAGCCCCCATCGGCCACTGGCGTTGTCGGTTGCGCCGCCAGATATGTCAGAACCGTGAAGCACATTACTGATGGCTTGGTCCAAAAGTTTATTTATTCTCGGATTTCTCGCCCATGAACGGTCGCGGGCGGTGCCGTGGCTGGCGTCGTAATAACCACCATCGTGCCCCCCATTATAAGTCCAACCTGACGCTGCTCGTGATGTCAGTGGAATATTGCGCATGTTTGCGCGATTGACCATACTCTCTAAGACAGCTTGTGGGCCGCGAATGTCACCACGCGCCGCAGATAATCCCTGCTCGTTCATCATAACATCTTTGATGTGGGCTCGGATCTGAGGATTACGTAACAACGGAGCAAAGCGCGCTCGACTGCGCGCGATACCCGGGTTAAATCCAGCACGTCCGTACCCGTTAACATTGGTTACATTGGACGCTGTCGCTTCTCCGGGAACAGAAGTTGCGGGCGACGGTGTTGCAGCGTTCCCGCCGCCCGCCTGCGACGCTGGAGGGCTATACGCCGCAGTTCCGAGTGCGGTATTCGGTGCGGATGGCTGGGTCTCGGTCGCTGGACCTTGGCCTTGCAAATTCGGATCTCGGTGCGGTTGAATGCCGGGAACGGCCAAGCTAGGCTGCGCCGTAGTCGATCCATAGGTTGCTGCACCGGGACGATCAAATGCCGTATCCCCGCCGCCCCCAGCCGGTGGCTCTCCGTCTCCCTCAGATGGAGACCGCTCGCCCTCGCCCTCTCCGGGCTCGCCAGCACCTTCGGATGGCACATTCGCAGGCTCTTGGCCGGGGGCTTGCCCGCCCTGCCCGCCGCCGGGGGCGTTAGACATTCCGTTTGCAAGCCGCCCCACCATGCCGTTAATGGCGTTGATGAGGTGTGGATTTGCTCCCATCTGGCGCAGCATTTGGTCGATCTGAGGCAGCATCTTCTGGAGTTGCTGACCTAGCTGCGGGATTTCTTGTTGCGATGGTCCTTGGCCCTGTCTTTGGCCGCCCGGACCATAGCCAATATTCGCAACCTCCCCGGTCTGATCGTCTCTAAGCCGTCCGCCGCCGATATTCGTCCAAGTGTGACCCTGATAGTCCTTCACCTTGCCGCCAACCGGCGGCAACCCCTTCTGTGCCGCGTTGGTAGCTGCCGCATGGCTTGCCGGTGATGCAGGTTTCTCGGTAGCTGGTTGCCCTGTTTTTGCCGGATCAGTCGCATCCGGTGCCGGTGCATTCGGATCGGCTGGGCCGCCAGGAGTTCCGGCTAAACCGGATGAGGTAGCAGCACCCGCCCCCGGTGTCGGCTGATTAACTGTCGCCTGTGTTGGCGGTGGTTGTGGGAAATCGCCCTGTCCGTAGGTCGAAAGCGGCTGAATAGGCCCGGTATTGGACACGTCCTCTTCGGCACCAATGGGAGGAGACGGTGCTCCAGCGGCTCCCGTAGCAGGAGTAGCAGGAGTAGCAGGATTAGCAAGATTAGCAGCGCTACCGCCGCCATATGGAAATGGCATGGTCATCTGCGCCGATGAGGTGCCACCACCGCCAGGATACGGTCCTGCCGGTGTCGTAGTCACCTCGTTGGGTTGGATTGGCGCAGAGCTTCCGGGTACTTGGTCGGTTGCCTGACCTTGCCCCATGTATTGCTGGGCAATCTGATCAAGGTTGGAACTCGGCACGGTCGATTGCGTCGGGCCATATGCAGAGAACGTGCTCGGACTGCCTATTCCACCCGGACCCTGCACATTAGGAATGCCCATGCTCTGCAACCAATTACTGGTCGCAGAATCTTGACCACCTCCAGATGCCGCCGTTTGATCACCTTGCGCCGATGGCGTATTATTTTGATCGGTCGAGCCGTATTGCTGACCGCCCTGCCAATCTGTTCCTTCAAGGTTGTTTGTGCCGCCGACTTGACCGCCTAGATTCATTGGGCTGCCGCCGCCCATGAGCATCTGGCTGATGGGATCTCCTATCGCTCCGAGATCACCGACATCCCCACTGCCAAAAGCGCTAGAAAAAGGATCAACGGTACTGGAGTCGAATCCAGTATTGAACCCACCACCGCCAAAGCCGCCACCACCAAAAAGACTATCAGTAAGACCTCCAAGAAGATCACCACCGCCGCCCGAACCACCTGTCAATCCTCCCGGCATATATCACCCTATTAGGTTCCCACCGCCACTGCCAAGCGCTGGATCTGTATTTTGATTGCTGGTATCGCCGCCTGTGCCACCGCCCGGTTGGTTGGCGGCAACCTGACCGGCGACTGCTGATGCGGCATTGTTAAGGTTTTGTTGCTGGAGATTGAAATTCTGCGCTGCTTGAGCGTTGGTCAGTCCAGCCATATTCATCGCGCCGAACTGATCCACCAATCGCGGCGTCGAGTTGTACATTCCGTAGTCTGCGTATTGCGCGCCGACTTGTTGCGCCGCGAGTTGAGGGTTGACGGGCGGGGTAAACGAACCACTTCCACTTCCACCGCCTTTATTACCCCCTGCCGACGATGCAAGAGACGCAATCGAACCGATTCCACCTAGACCTCCCGGCATAGCCCGCTCCTTAGATCCCTGATATAGCGCGAGCTAGCGCGCTGGCATCCCAAACGCTTCGCCAGTGGCCCGAGATCGAACGAGGTGTCAGACCACAGGTGCCACCGCACGGCATTGCGCTGTCTTCCCCACTCTTGGGTCTCGTTGAGTAAACCGAGTACCTCCCATATTGGACAGCCAAGTTCCGAACAGGTCGCCAAGACCGCGACCTCAAGCTCCGTGGCAGTCCACGGGAGGGCTTCCAAATGGGCAATGACAAACGCATGTGGACTACGAATAGCCCGATACTGTAAAGGATTGCTTAATACGATATTGCGATACCACGCCTGCATGGTGCCGTGGTCGAAGTTGTAGGGATATCGCTTCCGTATGAGTTCAAAAAGCCAAGGCTCGTCTTCCCTTACCAAAAGGGAAATACCCACTCTTCCGCCAGAGGCAGGGTACTCATCGCATCCAGATGATCCGTGTGGTTCGCGAAAAGCCACCACTTTGTCCTATCAGGATTATCTAGCGGTGTGTCCTGTAGTGGGGGATTTGACGATAAAGCTAACCCGCCAAGAGGCACAACGGTTTGTTGAGTGCCATCGGGCTCTGTCACAGTTATTAGACCTAACCCGGGCGCGAATGTTGGCAATGTCTGGCTCATATCCCAGTGAGCTTGCTGGTGATTAAGTAAATATTTACCGCCTATCTGTTGCGGGTCAATGAGGTAAGGCAGCACGGAAAATCTGGAAAGCGGCGACATGGCTGCCCAAAGCTGACGGTGAGCCATTGCGTGCTCGAAACTGAATGTGGCCTTCTCGGTCTCTGAAGTGCCCATACGCAATAGGGAACATAGGGCCATCTATCCACCCATACCGGACCATCGGCATCGCGCCATCCAGTGCGGCCAATAATCGGGCCACGCTGACCGATACTGTCAATACCTAGATCGCCGCGATCTCGATCCCGCATAGTTGCGTGTCCGCTCGGAAATCAGTTTCACCGGAGGGTCAACTTCTGGATACTTTTGACCCATCCTGTCTACGGGCCGTAGCTCTAGACGATCCATACCCAGATCGGAAGAACCGTCGCCGCCCATAGTTCTTCCCCTTGGACCCACGCCCGGTGCGGTCCCGGTCCTCAAAGGCCCAGCGAGTTTTCGATTTGACTCGAATAGACCCATAGCTGATTGGAAGCATCCTTCCGGTTCGCGCTTCACCCTTGGCCATTCAGACTGCCTCGCCATCTATTTTCTCCGATGGCGGCGCGACCGTGCCTTGCGCAGGTTCCTGCGCGCCGCCCGTTTCTGTCTCGTTGTTGCTCGTGCCATTGGTGGGTTCTTGCACCTCCCTCCGATTACTCCGGGACAAGGATAGGACATGGTTGAGCGCCATCATCGTGATTTCGATGGATGGCGCTCGATACGGGGTAGAATACTCCGACAAACGTGTCCAACCCGGTGGTAGCCGATAGGACATCGTGGAATCCTTCGGAGTTCCTTAGTGCCGCCCACCATGACCGGATCTGGAGCGGGGAGTCGCGTTATGTACAGAACGGTGCCCGATTGCGGGCCTGCCCATGCCGCTATAGCCGGGACGGTTCCAAGGACGAATAAAAGGGCGACCAAAGAAACGACCGCCACGTATAAAGTCGCTGAATGGAAGCCTGTGACCTTCGCCAACACAGTACTCTCCCTCATGTACGAATCCGGGCGGACAGTGCGCCGGAATCACCACTTGGGCACTCACCATAGAGGTTGTCCCAAGCAGAACCATCGCTGTCAGTGCGTGTTTCACGTGAAACATTCTTCGACTCCCTTGTTGGAATGCCCTCTCTATCTAGGACTTTTGCGACATCCTCAATACTGCGGCAGATATAAGTACTGACGCCAACCTCAAGCAACTTCCTATGAGTATGTCGCTGTTGCGGAGTCGCATACATTTTGGGCCGCTTTATCTCAATGCCAATACAGCGGCTTTTGCCGCTATAAAGTGGTCCGCTCGTTGGCACCCAGGACCAGATCATGATATCCGGCATTCCGGGTTTAAGCCCGCGTTTCTTAAGGTTCGCAGCCGCCACGCGGTTAAGCATGTAGCCCCCGGAGGGGAACGTGCTCCAGAACGATCTTCCCGGCACCAGCACGGTATCGAGGTATTTCGCTACCGAGACATGGATTTGGTGCTCGCTCGACGGCTTGATGCGCTTTTTAGATCCTCCGGCCACGTCTGCCCCTCCGAACGTGCATGTGCCGCCCATGGCGGAACTGTGTACGTCGGAAGATTGGCACCTCTGTCCGGGGTTGTATACCGCGAAGCGCATGCCCAGCGGGGTCAACGCGGCTACGGGGGCCTAGACCACCACCATTCCTGGCCATGGGTTACCTCCGATGCTTGCGTGCCCGTATCCGTCTTGCGCGACGGGTTTGCTTCAATCGACGGAGTCGCGCCATTAGCGTCTCCGTCGAGGAAAGCGCATCCGTCCGTGACGGCGAACACCCCTACGTCCTCTGCGGGCCATTAGTACCTCCGTCCGCGTCTAGATCTGCGTCTGCGTGCCATTTTACCGTCTCCGGCGGCGACCGCCACGGCGTCTACGTCGTGCCATGTGTTTATGCTCCAAATAGGGTCCGCTCCTCGTTGTAGAGGAACAGACGCTCGATGACAAAATCGGGGCTGTAAGAGATTAGGTCGATTTCGGCAGAAAGACCCTTACCGCTCAAGGGCGGATCGGAGGGCAAAACGCCGTAACTACCTTCGGTATCTGCTAACAAGCCCTGATAGGGAGGTGCTATCGGGACACCGCGATTGCCCACCATCGTGAAGTTAACGTCATCTGTGCCGTTAACGATGTTGCCACCTCTGGTGGTTACGGAGCCGTTGATATCAACTCCCTGACCGCTATTGTCATGGATTTCTGCTAGCAACCGCTTAAAGTCCTTGATAGTAACTTGCGCCTTTCCGGTCCCTTTCAATGCCTTTGTCGAAAGCCTCTTCGGCATAGTGCTGTGAGGGTGATCGAATAGACGAAACAGAAAACGCCCGTCAGTTCCATAAGGTGTGATGACACTGTTGTCCTCGTAGCTGGCAATGTTGGTGAGGTTGATTTGGGTCGATGGTTCTGGGTCACTGCGGTAAAACTGGGAAGCGACGCTCCAGAATGTGCCATGCCACATAAGGAGAAGGTTCCGCTTTACTCCCCATGGGTCAACGAACGTGCCGTTAAACAACATGACCCGGAAGCCATACATCGTTGCCGGAGCCATAGTCGGATAGTATGGCGTGTTGTCCACCGTCACGTAGATGTTTTGGACCTTCTGCCCGATTTCTTGGGCATCGCCACCCTGCATGAAAAAGACACCGGCACCGTTATAGAGGGTGAAATAACGTCCCCAATGCCCAACTGGTCGGGGGAACCTCTGGCCAACTTGAGGATCGACGTTCTGATAATTGAACAGAGTGGTAAGGGCTTGCCCTGTCGCTGTTCCACCGGTCATCTGTACGTTAGAAATCATGTCGGTGGAGGAGTCACCGAAACAAAACAAGTACCCAGAACTAGCGGCGAGATCGACGTAATCGTGGACGAGTTTGTCACCGAAGTAGGCAAGGGTTCCGCCACCGTCTACTGCGGCGAAGTCACTGCCATTTCCCGGCTTCGAGAAACTAATGACATTCTTACCGGCGACCCACAGTCTGTTCTCATATATTTCCATACAATAGATGCCGGGAAGCCCCCATGGCATCACGGTAGTGCCGGGTGCTGGATCTTGATCGGCGTTAGTCAGCCAATCTGGAGCATCGTCCCCGGGTCCGAAGAGGTTGGTTCCATCCCACGCCCACAGTCCGCCCGGTGAAAAGTTAGTTGGGTTGGGGTCACTCGTTGGATTTCCGCTGGCGTCAAGAGCCATCCCGCCCGGTGAACCAAATAGGACACCGCCAACTTCTCCAGTAACAGACCCAACCCAACGTGGTCGCCAAACCTTAGCGCTCGCCCAGTATTTCGGCATATTTGCGCCAGTAACCGGGTCGGTCGTGGTAATTGGGTTCCAGACTTGAAATCCGAGTCCGCCGATATGAGTAACCGTGCCGGTATCAAGATCCACTTCATCAATGCACCCATTGTCAATAAACAGCCATCCCATACGACCCGGTGGGGGTTGGCTATAATCTGGTGTCCCCTCTGGTACATTGCTTTTACCGTAATAACCAAAGAAAATGCGAACCACATGATTGCTTGGATAATATTGAGTCACGTCATAGATGGGATCGGATGGACCCCAACAGGTGCGCAGATTTCCCGGACCTATCGCAAAAAGGTTCTCGTTCCAAAACTCCTCTTGATCGTCTATCGAACCGCGAGGAGATTGCTGGTTAAGGCCAGAGAACTTTTCTAGCGTAAATACGTCAGGCTGATTGTCGGACTGCGTCGGCATTTAATTTCTCTAGGAAGTATCTAGAACCCGGGCCACCTGAGCCCTTGATCCGGTATCCAAGCCGAAACAGTTTTTCGTTCGCAAAATGAACCAAGACAGAGATAGTGTTAGGATAATCAGGGCCACCATTAGGGTCAGCAGCGTAAAGGCAATCCATGAGTTCAGCACGGGTCACCCCATCTGGCCTGTTTGCTATTATATCTACGAGGCGCTGCCTCACTGACCCTCCCACCGGTAGCTCTGGCGGGAAGGGCCGTCCACAACATTCGCATACCGCTGGTCGGCGTTCCATTAGGCGCTCCTCATGACTGCCCCATAGGGGGTTTGGATCATTTGCGGGCACACCACTGACGCAGCCATCGGCATATCGCTGTTGAACAACTGTGCCATGGCTTGCGCATCTTCGCGCCGCTGCTGTTGCAGCAAACACAACACGGCGCTCCAATAACTGACCGCGTCGGTCCACGGGTAAACGATGGGCTCCGGGTCTCCGTCAGATATGAGCGGAGCCGGGATCAGGGTCAGATCGACCTCCATCGGAGCCCGTTGGCTCGGAATGGGAGCTAAATACAACTTCCCACCCGGCCCCGCACCATACTGCGAATACCAACCCGGTTCCGATATTGTTCCCAGAAATGTGCGATTGAAGATGCGGAAGCGGGCTTGGAAGTCGGTAAATGGTATTTTCCGCCACATCGGTTTCCATCCGCCACCCATTATTATCTGGCCGTCTGTTGACCATCGGCCGCCGATAGCAACACTGAGAGATCGCACGGCAAGGATGTCGGCAGATCCCGGCACCTCACCGTGGATCAGCGGTATCCAATCGGAAAATGGATAGACTTCTTTGTCGGGAAACACGTTGGTGCCGGGTGGCATGCACCGAATACACCCGGAGACGGCTGCAATTCTTCGTCGTGCCTTATTGATAAATCGGTGCATAGTGGGCAGTCTGAAGAACTGCCCACCAGCGTCGTTAAGCAAATCCTGCGTATCGGCAACATACTGCGCTAACATTCATTAGCGCCTCGCACGCGGCTCTGGTTCGCTATGAGCGGATGCTGCTAGTGGCGCTGAAGCCGGTCCTGCCGCTGGACCCGGCCAACCGGGATGCGGCGGCCAAGGTGAAGCCGGGATAATAGTGACCGGACCATTGGGATTTGTCGGCGTCGGAAGCTGGACGATATTGAAGTTGTCCGGGCGAACGACAACGGTGAACGGATAAAACGGCGGCGTTACCGGAATTGTAGCGGGACCGCCCGGACCCCACGGTGGTGTTGACAGGGTTTGACCCGCCGGTTGGAACACGCAGCCGCCTAAACAGGTCGTTGTCATCTCGATCTCCTACTTGTGCGGCGGCGTCGATGACCGCCAAATTTGCCAGAACGGACCAGTTGAGCAAAACGAGCCCTCTGGCCCGCTTTGCCGGGGGCGTGGATGTTGCTTCGTATCCACCCCCCAAGTGATTGACCGCTTCTCCGGGCGGCGGCTCTCGCTGCTCCCGGGTGTTTCACTGGTCGAAAGTTGCTCCGGCGTCGCGCCACGTTTAGAACTCTTGGCCACCAGTGATACCTTCCAAGATCATGCCGGTGGACGGCTTGCTGCAAACCAGATTAAGCGCCGTCAACGTGAGACCAACACTCGCGATCTGCCCCTGCGGAATCGTGCTATACCATCCTGTCCACGCGAAATTTGCGTCTTCGTGGATGACCATCGTGATGTATTTGGAATTGAATCCGTATAGCGTTCCCTTGGGGCAGTTGAGATCAAAAAATATGGGGGTATCCCCCAACAAAAGACCCCTGAAGCCTGAGTTAACTGGATCATCTTTTCCCCACCGGCTTGAGGGATCATTATTATAACGTTCAAGGTGCATAAAATCGGTCATGAGCGTTGTCCAATCTTCTATGCTCATGACCATGAAATCGAGCGCCTCACCACCGGCATGCCGTGCAGCGCGCAGCAAATAAGGAATAAGTCGCTCGCGAGACAAGATGTCGCCAACGCCACGTAGCTTGAGGCCACGCCAGCGTTGGAATTGGCCGCGATCAAGGCCGCCATAAACCCCTTCGTCGCCGTAGGCATCTTGCAACCCAAACATTTGCAGCAAGTTGCCGCCGTTGCCATTGGGCGAAAAAAGCGCATCGGCCAAACGCTCGATAGCTGAATTTTTCATATCATTCAGCTTAAGCATTAAACGGCTTGTTACCGCGATGGCATCTTGTGTGACGAGTTGTTCCAGACCAAAAGTCGTGACGGGCGTGGCCAACGCGCACATGTTGAACTCAGCATTTACAGTTGCGGCCACATCTGGAGGTATCTGAAAAGCTCCTGCCGGTCCCATCCACGAGCTATCAACATAGCGACCTGTCTGCACTGGTTGTGTGTACGGACTGACGCCGCCGCTGGCTCTTATTGCGTTTCGTAGAAGCAGAGCGAGTAACGGGTTCTGCTTGTACATCAAGACAACGACCATTTGGGCAAAAACACGCCTTACAGTCGCTTCCAGTTCGTAGCCAATAGGCCCACCGGGGATTAGGCCGCTGCCTAACTGCGCCATAGGTTATCTCCCACCTCGTTGGCGTGCTTCATCCCTCCGAATGGCACCCATAATCTCGTCGCGGCCCCATGCTTCAGGGTCCGTCACGATTTGCTTGAAGGAATCCGTGTTTTCGTGATGCCAGCGCGTTGAATCCCACGTCGGCTCAGAAATTTGCGGATTTTTAGCTGCAAAGAGCGCCGCTGCCGCCTCATAGTCGGGGATATTGCGCTCAACCATCATATCCTCGACCTTTTTCATCGCTTCTTCAGTGAATCCATATTGTTTTTGGACCGAAGAGCGATTTTCTTTGAATCTTTCCTCATCATCGGCCAACCGCTTGGCCTCATCCGCATCTTTCCGCGACTTCTCCATCTCGGCAAAGCGGTTTTCAAACCGTTGCTCGATGTCGTAGTCGGGGATTTTCATGTTGGGGTACTTTTTCTTAATCAAAGCCTTGGCTTCATGATTAAGATTCGGGTCATTAAAGAGAGATTCAGCGAGGTCGGCGGTCTGCCGCTTCGCTTGTAGGTAGGCATATTCCTCGTCGGAAATGTTCCGGGGCATCAGCGTCGTCTCCCGCCGCCCTCAGAATTACTTTTTCCGATAATATTTGGTTGAAGTGGAATGCCGCCTTCGGGTTTCGGCACCACGCTGGGGATAGCTCCCCACTCGCTGACCTCCGACTGCACGTCCACTTGAAGAATGGTACGTGGTGGAGTTTCCGGGGGTGACGAAATGGGCGGTTCGTAGCTCCGATTCTGTGCCATAGTTGTCTACCTCTTCTTGCATTGCCTCGCGGTATTCCGCGTAGGTGTCGCGCCATTGCCGATTAATCAGAAATGGCCAAACAACTCTCATTTAAGCACCCGGTAAGGGTGTGGATGGGCTCGGAGGTTGCGGTGGTCCGCCGCCACCTCCTTCCGCTCCACCACCGCCGCCTTGTTGCTGAGACATGATCTTTTGCAGCATGGCGTTGCGGACTGTCTGCCTGAGTAGATCCATCAGGCTTGTTTGTTGGGTGCCTGCCGCTGCCTGACCGCCCTGAGCAACGTGCCTCGTTAGTTGCCTGAGCGCGTTAAGGGCCGCTGAGTGCATCGGGGTTCCTGTGCCCAACAGCGGCAAGGCATTTTGTATAATGTCGATGGCGTTCTTCAGTTGCGTAATGCCGTCAGCTTGGTTACCGGGACCGGGGGCTGATGCCTGCGGTCCTTGTCGGTTGCGTGCGAGTGCAGCCAACATCGGGCCGCCACCCGGTGGAGGACCGCCTGCGCCTGCCCCCGGCCCAGCATCAGGAGGTGGGGGACCGCCACTACTGGGGTCTCCACCCATCTGAGCATTATCAACATTCGCCATTATTGAGTTCTATGAGGCGAATGCTAAATCAAAGACTAACGCTTCTTGCCGCCACCGGCTGCGCGAGGGGCTTTTCCGGTAATAAGTGCCAATTGGGTCTGTTGCTGTTTCTCTTCTTGGGCTTCCTGAGCCTGCGCCTTCTGGCGTTGCCGGAGCCGGGACAGCAATAGCTCGGCACCGGGAGGATGGAGCATATGAATAAGATCTTCGGCGTCGATTGCGCCAGCGCGAGCGAGACCGATGGCAACTTGACGGTTGTCTTCTGCGAAGGCGGGGGATGCCGAGTGACTATCTACAATTACTTGGAACTTGTCCGGGAGTTGGGCGAGCGTAAAATGGGTGCCCTTCTCCGTGATATACACGCTGGGGTCCATGGCCTGCATGAGGCGCATCCCGAGATAGCCGGTATCAGCTAGCTGCCTTTCGAGACGGGCGGCTTGACCAATAAGACGCGGCGAACTAGTGCGAACAAGGGTTTGCGCGTGGGCCTGACTTCGTACACCCTGATCGCCTTGGCCCGCCATAACTGGGGTGAAACCACTGCTTTCGTCGAACATTTTCCATATAAATTCGAGTTCTTCCAGATAGTTGGGCGGCGGCGGTTCGACCATGGACTGAATTTTGGCATTCGGGTTTGGGTCATTGATGTAACCGCCCTCGCTAATGGCCTTGAAGTAGATCTCTTCCGTTACGTTGGTGTATCCGCTAAGAGCCTTCGGGTTCGCTGCATTGCGATCCCACATGATTTTGAGGTCTCTTAGTCTTTTATTAATCAAATCCTGTAGCATCTGCACATCTGCTACATCGGATCGGCCCCAAAAATACCCCGGCGTGGGTTCAGCCTGTATTTTAACGAATGGGGACCGCCCCGGAATCTTGGAAAGGTTGCGCCTCGTATGCTCGCCCTCAAGAAGAATGTCCGGGTAGATCAACTGCAACGCAGTGTAATCGCCATCCCTATCGGCGTCTTTGACCCAGATTTCGCAAAAGCGGACTGTACGAGAAATCCTACGTTGTGGTCTCCACGGAGTAGGAACCGGAAAAACATTGACTATCCCGGCGGCCGATGGGGGATCGCCATCAATATTCCCCAAGGGCTGCAAGCCGCCTACGACCATCTGGTGGAAATATGTGGGTTCTTCTTCGTCCCGCTCGGATTGGCGCGCTTCCATGAGGCGGGAGAATATTTCGTTCCGACGCGGATGACCTTGCTCATCGAGCATCGCCATCAGCCGGGAGATGGTTGGAAATGTGACATGACAGAATGCTTCTTGCTCCTCAAGGCCCAGAACGGTCTCTGCGAGCACGCCGAAATTCTGGGGGTGGACCGGATGGATCTTGAATCCTTCAAGTGCCGGTTGCACCTTAAGCAAGTGACACCCGTTGACGGAAGCCCAGATTACCGCATTCGCGAAAGTGACATCGGCATCACTCTCCCGGAAATCCGCCGTTAACTTTTCTGACATCAACTGAGCACGGTCGAGTACGTCATCCGGCTCTTGAGAGTCGAATACGATATTGAACCGCACGTCGGTGGGTTGCATCAAGAACCCGGCCTTACGATCAACGAACGGCTTGATCTTGTTATGGATCGCCGCTCGGCTGTCGTAGCTGCCGGTATAGTAATATTGGGACGCTCTAGTGTAGACCATGGCCCGCTCACCAGCGGAAGCCATGCACTCGTCTACAATTTCAGTCGCCCACTCCTGAACGTGTCTCGGTATCCGCAGCATCACCGTTTCTTATTGTTATATTGACGCCGCCAGTTGACACACTGACGTTCTTAATCTGCGTAAATACTTTATCCAACGACAGAGCTAGGTGTTCAATCGAATTGGCCACGCACAGCCATGCGTAGCCAGGGTCTACGTAGGATGGCGGCGTATCGCGAACGAAGCCGCTCTCGCCCTCTTTGTAGGTATTAGTCACCAGCGATCCTTCATTCTGCGCTTGCTGTTTTCGATCAAGTCGGGCTGAGCCCCGGACTTTAGAGCATTTTGTAGGACATCTAGGCCACTGCCATATTGCTGCCGAGTCTGCCGCCCAACGGCTATAGCGCCCTCAAGAACTTCTCGGTTGCCGTTCCATGCTGACGGAGGGAATACCTTAGCCTTCTCTTTATACTCGACCTTATTTCTCACTCCTTCTTTTCCTTCGATCCACATATTTGAGACGCCATAGTCTTCCGCTGCGATTCTCTCAGCTTCCGCAACCGCTCTGGCCCTTGTAGAGCCCACAATAGCTGGAGGTTTGTAATCCTGACCCATTCGTCCCGCAGCGCATTTGGGACATTCAGGGGGCGGGGCCTCCCAAGATTCCGCAGGTAGCGTTTGTTCAACCGTGTACGCACACGCCTCACAGAAGTAGCTCCGTACTATTGGCATAACGTCCTCACGTATAGGTCATGTCCTGATCCAAGTAGGGCAGCACTACGTAGCTTTCCCACAATATCGACCACTGTCCATCGTGCCACCAAACCCCGATAACGATTGGAGCATCGCTGTACATCTCATAGTCAAGCATTAGAACTTCTCCACGCGGCGTTTGGCCTTCTGGTTAATGTGCGCCATATGCTGGGAGAACGCAAACGACAGCATGGTGCCGAGATCGCCCTTCGGTTGCTCCTTTTTAACGGTCTCCCAAGTGTATTTCCGGGCCACCAGACCGGGCCGCTTCCACTCCACCCACGCATGATGGGCTAGAACCGCAGCCGATACGAGGTCATCCTTCTCGCCCGAAGTCGCTTCGGCACCAAGCCAGCCCTTTTCGTCCTGAACGATAGATTGGATCTGCTTTAGAAGCCTAAGTGAGCGTATTTCCACGCGCCGCAGCATCAAGGAATCACGAAGCTCGCTGAAGGTGTATTCTTTATTGTCCGGGTTGGTCTTCCAATTGACTACGTTTCCGGCCCCTCCCATGGAGTCCATGCGCCGCCACAAGAACCAACGGACGTTTCCTATAATGTCCATGATATTTTCGGCACCGGGTTTACCTTGCAGCAATCCACGTTCCGCTAATTGACGCAGATTCCTGACTTCTGGCATAACTGCGGCACCGATACCTGTAACCTCTAGATTGGCAAGATGGTCCCGGTAGGCTCCGGCCATATGGCAGAGCACCCACGCTAACTGATACGTCAACGGCCAATTGCTCTGGAACTCAGCAACTTGGATAAGGACATCAGCATAACATCGGAAAACTTCGACTGCGTGGTCATTGGCATCGCCGCCGCCGCCACCGGCGGGGTCTACCCCAATGACGTAGATCCCATTTGGCTCCGGTGGCTCCCAGACACGGAGCATTGCTTCATCGGAGTTCGTGGTTTGCTCAATTTCGCTACTCAAAAAATCTTCGTTAAAAATGTATTTGTATCCCTTATAGGGCACTCCGTCCGCAAGAGCCTCGCCCAATTCGAGTGTCCTCTTCGCTGGGAAGAAGCCACTCGCGGAGGAAATGAAACACTCCCGTTCGTGCCACGGATAGTGGCGAAGCATGTACTCTTCGGCTCGGTATTCGGATTCCCGACGCCACCACGCGATTTGCTCTGGGGTTATAGTAACGCCGTACTCTTGGCGGACGAAACGGGCGCGTGTGAGTTCTTCATCCGTTAGCCTGCCGTCCCAGTATATCTTATAGTCCGCGTCGGAACGGGGTAGTGAATAAGTTGGATTGCTCCAGAAACCGCAAAAGATCGCGCGCATGTGGCGATCCGTTTTGGCCTGTTGCCAAAAGTGATAGTACCAATTGAATCCGTTCGCGATCCCTTCCCACAGATACAGACGGTTCGGGTTTTGTTGCGCCAAGCTGGCTTTCAACGATTCGACACCGGCTAGGCTCTTCCATAACGCGCACTCCGTCGCATGAACCATATTCAACGCACGAGACGCTCCAAGATCTGGATTAGCTGCCGCAGCAAGGAGGTCAATGACGGAACGGTTTTTGAATGCCATTCCCTGTCGATTATTTTGGATGATTGCGTGGTCTGGACCTCTCCATTCGGGGGGTAGTGTCTCCAAGAGTGAAGCGAAGATCCTTCTGAGCCGTTCAAGATTGTCGGTTCTATCGGCAACGATTGCGCCTTGGGTTCCCGGATTGGATAAGGCCCAAAATAATTCAATAACGCTACAGACAGTGGTGATCGCGACCTGTCTGCATTTGAGGACAACGAAAGTATGGACCCCCTCGTCAATGCCCTTGCAGACGCCGTCGATAACAAGGCGTTGCGATAACCACGGTTCGACATGGGTTCTGCCCTCTTCTTTGGTATCTATCTTGACGCTGGAAAGTAGGTGGTAAATTCCGTCACGGATCGTGGCCATGAATGGGCTCGTGGGGTACGAGTTTGTCGCCGTCTCGTTGAGGCCACTTGCCCTGAATTACATTGCTGCGTGGCCGCTGCGATGCTGCGGCCATAAAATCTCTCTGTTCTCTTATGAAATACTTAATCTGCCGAAGCTCTTCCAGCATCAATTGCAGCGTTTGCACGAACTCGTCGTTCATGAATTTGTCCATGAGTATTGTCCGTGATAAGTGGCCCCAGCGGGTCGGTTACCACCGCTGGGGCCTGCCAATGCCTACAGGAAGCTACGGCCATCTCCCTGTTAAAGCAGCCCGCAGAGACTACTGCGGGCGCGCAACAACGCAAGCAAAACCGGGGCGGTTGGACCGTACCTTAGTAGACCCTTAAAGGGTTGAAGCCTGCCACTTCGCTCGCTCCGGTAGCGGTTGTGCTCGCTGCGCCTTGCAACTTAGGGTTGTGACCGGTCACTCGCAACCAGAGACCGGTCGGAGATCCCTCGATGGTCGATGGTGACCATCGCGGCC